AGTTGATTGGTTGATTCGTTGTATGCTTAAAATTGTACTTTCATATTGCTCTTTAATTTTTCGATTAAACTCATACATTTCAGTTGAAATATTTTCTATGTTTAGAATATTTAATATTATTTTAAAATTAAATTTTGGATTTTTTTGATTTTTATATTGTAAAATTACGCAATTATTTCCAAATAAAATTATTAAATTTTTAAATACATCACACATTGTTATTTGTCCCAATTGACATGAAGAATAATTTCCAATAAATGAATACATATTTTTATTAAATATTGTTTCAAACACATTATTTCTATAAATGTATACTATTTTATAATTTGTTTCATTTTCATCCATATAATAATATAAATTTTTGTGTTGCGTATTCATTTTTCTCAAAGTGTATGAAACTCCAAAAATTGCATTTACTGAATACCATAAATCTTCAAATATTTTTTCTTCAATTTTATAAGGTGGATACATTTTTTATAAATTTATTAATCTATAAATTTATAAATTTATTAATCAATTTTTTTATAAATATATAAATATACAATATATAAATTTAAATATAAAAATATAATAATAAATATATATTTAAATATAAAAAAATAAATGGGAATTCCAAGTTATTTTTCATATATTGTAAAAAATCATTCAGAAATAATAAAAAGATATTCAAAAAAAGAAAATGTATTGGATGTTTCTAATTTTTATTTGGATTGCAATTCAATTATATATGATTGCTATTCTAAATTAAATCCAAATATTTTAACTGAAAATGTCGGAATACAAATTATTCAAAGCGTTATTGAAAAAATAAATGAATATATATCTATAATAAATCCATCAAAAAATGTAATTATTGCATTTGATGGTGTTGTACCAATATCTAAATTAAAACAACAACGTGAAAGAAGATATAAAAGTTATGTTCAACAAAATTATTTAAATAATAATAATAATAATTCAGCACAAATATTATGGGATAGAACTGCAATTACACCAGGAACAACTTTTATGAAAGAATTAAATGAACATGTAAATGAATATTATAAAAATATTTACAATAGTAAAAATATAAACAATGATTTAAATATAATTATTTCTGGAAGTAATGAATTTGGTGAAGGAGAACATAAAATATTTGATTTCATTCGCAATAATCCAGAAAAACATTTTGAACAAAATACATTTATTTATGGATTAGATTCAGATTTAATAATGCTTTCAATAAATCATTTGTATTGTTGTCCAAATATATATTTATTTCGTGAAACTCCTGAATTTATAAAATCAATTAATAAAGATTTGGAACCAAATGAAAATTATTTGCTTGATATTAAAGAATTATCAACAAATATATCATATTATATGACAACAAATGAGTCAGATAATAATATAAATAGAAGTCATGATTATATATTATTATGTTTTTTATTAGGAAATGATTTTATGCCACATTTTCCAGCATTGAATATAAGAAAAGAAGGAATTAATAAAATATTGGATGCATATAAAAATACAATAGGTTGTAAAAATGAATTATTATATGATGCAAATTTGAAACGAATTAATTGGATTAATTTTAAAAAAATAATTGGATATTTAGCTGAAAAAGAGCATGGATGGATGATGAGTGAACATGCATCAAGAGACAAAATGGAAAAACAATTTATTAGAGAAATGGAAAATCAAGATGCAACACATCATTTACCACAAACACAAATGGAAGAAAAAAAAATAAATTCAATACCAATATACAATCGTCAAATAGAAAAATATATAAATCCATTTAATAGTAAATGGCAAAATCGTTATTATAAAAATTTATTTAAAAATCCTTATAACAAAAGAAATATTGTAATTAATTATTTAGAATGTCTTGAATGGACTATGAAATATTATACAACATATCAAATAGATTGGAATTTTAAATATGAACATAATTATCCACCATTATTACAAGATTTATATGAATATATACCTGATAATAATACACATGAGTTTATAACAAATATTAATACTTGTCAAATTAATGAATTAACTCAATTATGTTATGTATTACCAGGAAATAGTTTAAATTTATTACCTAAAAAAATATCAGAAAAATTATTGAATGAATTTCCAAATTGGTATAATTGTCAACAAACTTTTGTTTGGAGTTATTGTAGATATTTTTGGGAAGCTCATTTGCAAACAGACCATTTAGACATGGAACATTTTATTAATGTTATAAATAAAAAATAATTGTTAAATAATATAAATAATTTATATTTATAATGGAAAAAGAGAAAAAAAAGGAAAAAGAAGAAGAAAAAGAAAATATAATAAATAATTCAAAAGCATTGATAAATAATGATGATGTTAATGTTGGAATAAAACCAGATGTAAAAAATAATAGAGTTGTTGTTAGTTTGTGTAGCTGTTCCATATTTTGCATTTTTAACAATAATGATGATGAAAATGAATAGTTAAACATGTAAAATAAAAAGTATTTAAAAAGAAAGTATTAATTATTTTTAATAACATGAATTCATTAGAAGATAATAAAGATACGTATGAAGATATTGATGAAGATAATAATACAGAATATATAAATAATTTATCAGAAAATTTTCCAAATGATGAATATTTTGCTAATCAAAATTGCATCGATATTAATTATTTTTTGCATGGAATTTTAATAAAATTTAAAAATTACAATCCAAAATGGTTCAGAGATCCTGATGATCTTAGAATTGATAGATATTATGTATCAATTACACAAAACATTATTTTACAAATTGAAGGAATTTGTGATGAATTATTAAATATTGATATTTATAAAAATAATGATACAAATTATGATGTAACTACAACAAATGGATTAAAACAATTATTTTTAGAATTAGATGACGAAAATGATAATTTTGAAGAAAATTTAAGTACATTGTTTGAATTAGATTTGGAAGAAATGACACAAGAAAAACCAAAATTTATAGAATTACTTTTATTAACTGAAAATAAAATCAATGAATTTTTATGAGTATTATATAGTCAACTGATTCTTTATAAGTAAATTGACAATATAAAATATATATATTTCACAAAAATATATATTTTATTATTTAAAATATTTTTGTTTGTGTGTTTTATTTTTTTTATTTCTTTTGTATGTTTTTTTATTGTATTTTTTGTTTTTGTGTTTTGTTTTTCTTTTTGTGCTTCTTTTATTTTTTGTTTTTCTTCCACCCATTAAAGTTAATGCATCTTGAAATTCACATATAAAATTTTCAGATTCATCTATTTTGCATTTTAAAAATCCAACTTTTTGGATATTTTCATCCATTTTATAATCCATATTATTGTCAACTTTATTTATTACACCTCTGTTTAATCTTTCATCTGTATTATCTAATTCATCATCTAATTCGGTTCCTCCTGTTCCACTAATAAATTGTTTTATATTCATTGAATAATTATTATCTTCACCGAATTTTAAAATTACATTACCACTTTGATACGAATGATAATCAGCACATAAATAATAATAATTTGTTCCAAAATTTGATGTCATTTCATATATTTTTTGCAAAACATTATAAAAATATGGTATATCATTCATTAATTTATTTTTTTCCTTTTTTAAATTTAAATCCTGTTATGGGATGATGACCTACAATTATTAAATTTTTTATATTTTGATTTTCACTTATAATATTATATATAAATTCATTTTGATAATTTCTTAAATCTTCAATGGTGTTAAATGATTGTTCTTGAAGAAATGTATTATAACAAGGTAAAAAATCTTGAACTTCTGAATCATCTGAATACATACTAGTGTCAATTAATAATAAAAGACTGTCAGTAGTTAATTTTCTAGATTTGAATAAATTAAAATTTATTTGTACATTTTGTTTTGATGCTTCTTTTTCAAATTGTGTTATTTTACAATCACCACCTTCAGGAGTTTCAGAAATGTCATCATTTACAAACAATTCTTCATTTGTTTTATCAGTTTCTAAATCATGATTTCCTAAAATCATATCAATTTCTATATTTTTTGGTAAAAGACTGAAACCATGCATTAATTTATTTACATAAATGATTTTCTTTTTTTTATCATTATCTACTTTTTTTTTATCAGGATAATAATTATCACCAGAAACAATAACTAATTGAATATTTTGTTCATTATTTATATAATTATTTAATGATGCCATGACATTAGGTAATAATCCTTTTTTATTTAGATTATTCCAACAACCGAAATGCACAAAATTAGTTATATTTTCAATGCTCATTATATAATATAATTATATAATATAATAATTGATGAAAAAAAATGATTCATTTTTAAATAATAAAATAAATAATAAAATAAATAACAAAATGAACATGAACATAATTTATAATAGTGATCTCCTTAAAAATAAGTATAGTGAAGATATTTTAATCAAAAATATAAATAATTTGAGTAAAAAAATTATATTAAATACTCAAACATTAAGTGCTGAATTTTGTGCCAATTACATATTTTGTATTGATGACATAGATGATGGTGATGAAGAATCTTATTTATTTGATATAAATCATATATTGAGAAAGCAAAAACATTTGGATAAGGAATATTTAAAAAAATTAATATGGAATAAAAAATAATATAAAAGAAAACATATATTTACAAAAAAAAGAATGCCAAAACATAAAAGAGGAGGTTCATACAATTTACGCATTATGTCTGATGTAACAAATTGGAATGGAACATTATTGGATAGGCAAATTTTGAACTATTTAAAAATTGGTGATACAGTGAGAGTTATATTCGAACCGCATGGAGAACCTAGATATGTTGAAATTACCGATGTTTTACCTAATGGATATTATAAAGGATTTATTGATGATCCTTATTCTAATAGATATTGTAATATTTGTAGAATAGGTGGTGTTGAAAAAGGAGAAGCAATGTATCATTGTGACAATTGGATGTGTGAATTTGATTGTCATTTAAGCTGTTTACACCTTTTTACATTTCAAACGCCGATTTTTACAGCATTAAAAAAATAAAAAAATGTAAAATCAATTTTGATGGTCTTACTTTTTCTTCTTATCTTTGGTTATTGAAGAAGTGAAAGACGAAATATGATTTTGAAATTCTGTCGGTCTTGTTTGTTTTTCTATCCAACATTTCGTTAATTTCAAAATATTTATTGAGGAATTTGCGTCTCTTGTCCTAAATACGATTTTTTTGTTTTCGCAACTCACGCAGTTAGAACAAACCAATAAACGAAATACCTTTTTGTTTTCTTTATCTTTGTAATACTCTAAATCTTTATGACAATCACAACATTTTTTACTTGTATTACATTCATTAATAGTTATTGTATCATATTTTTTATGGATTATTTTTCTTAACCCTTTATTCATCGTAGGCATAAAAAATTTCATTTGTGTGTCTCTACTCCAATTTCCATAACCGATTAATAGATTTTCTCCAAATGTTTCCTTGATTTTATTTAAGAATGTATCAATACTTTTCTTACCATAACTATATTGACGAAATTTCATTTTTCTCCAAGTATCTCTTTTGTAAAAATCAGTTGTTTCTTTGTTTAATTTATTTTTCTCAACAAGATACATTTTGAACTTTTCATAATTAACTGATTTACTATTTTGGAATGACAATTGTGTTTCTTTTTCAATAATACCATTTTTCTTTCGTTCATATAACAAAATTCTTTGATTACATTTTGATTTGCTTTCTCTTTTTCTTTGTGGTGCTGTATATTGTAGTTTATTTCCTTTATTATCCATCATATAAACTAAACTTCTTTTTCCAGGATCGCAACCAATAATAGTTCTATCTTTTAGTGTATCTAATTGTTCTTTGGATAAATCTTCTATATTGTAAAAAGCTTGTTCTTCCAATACAGGAACTTTTGCACCCCATTTTTTATCCTTCAGATCTTTTCTAATAAATAATAAACAACAACTTATTCCGTCAGTTTGAATTTGGTTATGAAACTGGTAATGTTTATTTTTGAATATTCTATGTTTCAAATTTAATAAATTACTCCATACTTCATTTTGATTTTCTTTTACATTACTTAATAATTCACCCTTCTTAATTTTATTACCTTTCTTATCCTTTTCAGGACAAAATAAATTAATAATACAAGCAGTATCTAAAATAATGTGTTTTGGTATAATATTATTTCGTAATGGTAATGGTTGGAATAATTTACTTTCTTGTTTTTCTAATATACCATTCATATACAACATTCCTTTCAAATATTCAAATGGTCTAACCTTAACATCATAATAAAGTGATTTTTTAATTTCAGTAGGAAATATGTTATGTAAATGCGTTTCTTTCCATAAATTAAATAATTCATTTGTATCTGTTAATTCCATAATGTTCTTTTTGAATTGAAATAATAATTGTTTATTTTCTTTAATGTCATCAGTAGTTTTATTTATAAATCGTAAGAAATGTTGAATAAAATGCTCTTGAATGTTATTAGATAGTGATGTGTGAATTTGTGTTGCTAAATAAGGTAGTAAAAAAGTTGTATTTTTTAAATTAGTTTTTTCGTGATTAAGTAAAGGTTGATATTCTGTTTTGTAAAATTCTTCTAATGTTTCTAAAAGTTCAATGTCTTTACATTTCTTTCCTCTATTATCACGAGTTCCTAATGTCTTAATAGAATATGAGATGAATGTATCGTCTATGGTTGGTAAAGGTTGATTTTTAGTATATTTGTCTAAAAGATATAACCGAATAAATTGATAAGTATGAATTACTAAATCGTTCATTTCAAATACTAAATTATTTATGACAGGTTGTATTGTATCACAATTAAATAAAATAGATTTGAGTGGTATTTTGAAAGTCTTGTATGCCAACTTTTCAACATTCCTAAATTCTTTGAATTCTTCCTTTTTCTTTTTCTTAACTTTCATTTTATATATATTATAAATATTTTATTTTTAAGTTGTTTTAACACAAAATATTTAAAGATAAATTATTTATAATTATTATATTTATAAATAAATGGAAATGACAAATGAAATAGAAGCAAAATATTATTGCGAATGTTGTAATTACAAATGTATATATCCAGCACACTGGAAACAACATATAGATAGTGAAAAACATAAAAATAATGGAAAAAGAAAAACGAGAAGTGATAAGGTATTAGAACCAAAATGTAAGCATTGCGAATATACAACAAAAAATTTAACTTGTATGAAAGTTCATTGTTTAACTCAACATTCAACAAAAGAAGAAAGAAAAAATGAATTTAAATATTATTGTGATAAATGTGATTTTGGAACTTACGCAGAAATACTATTTACACGACATTGTGAAACAAAGAAACATAAAGAAACAACTTAAATATATAACTACATTTAATATAAGGAAAATGCACTGGGTTTATATATTGCGGTGTGAAGACGATTATTTTTATGTAGGAGAGACAAGTAGATTATATAGAAGATTTTGGGAACATCAAGGAGGAATTGGAGGATTAAATACTTCAACATATTCACCAGAAGAAATAGTTGCTATTTACAAAGTAAATACTATTTGTAAATTTATAGATTATAATGAATATGTAAGCAAAATTATAGATGGCGTTTGGCACGAAAATTATAAGGGATTTAAATTAAGAGATTTTAATGATGAAAATGAAGAATACTATTATGATAATTTATGTGCTGAAAATAATATCGCAGAATGTTTAATGACACATAAAAAAGATGAATGGAATAAAATTAGAGGTGGAAAATATACGAGATTTGATGTTGAATATAAATATCCTGATAATAATTATATAAAAGATTTACCTTTATGTAAATGTGGTTTGCCTTGTGATATTAGAAAAAATGAAGATAAAAATTATTTATATTTTAGATGCGCTAAAAAAAATATGTGGGATAAATTAAGAGAAGAATTTGATATTGATGATGAACCTTGTAATTTTTTTATGGAATATATAAAGGATAAACAACTTAAAAATCAAGAAAATAATAATTTTGAAGAACGAAGTAAGAGATTAAAAGAATTATTTAAAAAATCATTTTGGTTAAAAAATATTGAAATAAATGATAGGAATTATCCAAAACAATGCGTTGGTGGTTGTAATAGAACAAGTGAAAGTATAAAATTAACATATTCTAATGAAAAACGCAACTTGTGTTTTGATTGTTTTATTGAAAAAAATGAAGAATTAAAAAATAAATATAACAATCAAGATATAGGAAAATGTTTAATTAAATTAAAATAATTACTATAAAAATATATATTATAATAATTATGCCTACACATAAAAGTAATGATTATAAATTAACAGAAGTTCAATATTATTTAGTGGAAGATAAAACACAAGAAGAAGTTTGTAAAATATTCAAATGTTCTCCAAGAAGTTTAATGCGTTGGGTTAATCAATACAAAAAAGAAGGAAATGTAAATAAACATTATAGAAAACCTATTGCTTATAAGATTAAAAAAGAATATGTAAAATTCTTATTAGATGAAATAAAAAAGAATAAGACAATTACATTACAAGAATTAAATGAAAAACTTAAAGATAAATATAAGACAGACATAAGCACTACACAAATTTTTAAAGTTATAAATGACAATAATATTACACTAAAACAAACGAGAATACGACACGAACCTATAAAGCGTTTTAGTAAAGAAATTAATATAAATAATAAATTAACCGAATTTTATAATGAAGTTAAAAAATATAAAATACAAGATATTATTTGTATTGATGAGACTTCTATAAAATCATTACAGAAACGAAATCATTGTTATAGCGAAAAGGGTAAAAGATGTGTCATAAAAACGCAATCATAAGAAGTATTCAAAAAATATACAGGAATATTTGCTATTAATGTAGATGGTGTTGTAGATTGGGATTTGTATGAAAAAGGTGGAATAAATACAGATAGATTAATTGACTTTTTAGAGCAAAATATAACAAATAAATTAAGAAATAAATTGATTATTTTAGATAATGCGAGTTCTCATAGAAACGAAAAAATTAAAGCATTAGTAAATAAGCATAATAATATTTTATATGCTGTTCCATATCAACATTTCACAAATAGCATTGAAAATTATTTTAGTATGTTAAAATCACGATTACAAAAATTAGATGGACTAACTTATAATGAATTAAAGAAAAATATAGAAAAAGTATTAAAGGAAATACCAAGAGAAAAATATGAAAATATATTTAAAGGTGCTTATGAAAGACCAGAAAAATATGTATCAAAAATAAAACAAGAAAAAAATAAAAAGCATTATAAATAATTTTTGTATAGTTTAGACTATATAAAAATCGGCGTTTGAAATGTAAAAAGGTGTAACATACGATAAATAGTATTATGCGTTAAAAAATATTATTATTTTTCTCAATAATGTATATATTTTCGCCATTTTTTCAATGTTGAATAATATTTTTGTTTTATTACCTACATCATTACAATTATAATATTGTTTGTATAATTCATATGTAATATCTGTATATAAATAATTTTGTTGCATTGTTATTGATTTTTATATATTTAATTAATAATAATTAAATATAATTATTTAAATTTTTATTATTTTTATGTAATTTTTCTAGTTGGAATATCACTAGCAACTAAATAAATAGAATTTTCAGTGACAACTATAATTTCTGTTCCTGATCTATATAATTTGGCAATTGGACTTGTATATTCTTCAGCTGATTTTACAAGCATTTTTTCATTTGTTTCTTCTCTTACACCTATTAAAGCCCGACGTTCAATTGAATCAACCCAATAATCAAGCATTACTGGTTTATCTTCAGTAATTGCTAATTTGCAAGCATTTTGTAAAGTTATATCAGATGGTAAACGTTGAGGAGGTTTATTTTGTGATTGTGGTTGTGATTGTGTTGATGATTGTTGTAATTGGGTTGATGATTGCAATTGTGTTGATGATGGTTGTGATTGTACTGATGATAAAATTGATTTATCTGTAACAGGTATTTTTCTATTTTCAGTATTCATTTTTTTATACAAATAAAAAATATTTGTCTTTAAATTCTTTTTTTAATATATATATTTAATATATTTTTTAACATAAATTTTTGATAAATTTGTTTATTTTTTAATTGAATATATAATTTTGATATAAATACATAAAAATTCGTATAAAATACATTATTTATATATAGTCTAATATATAAATAATGAATAAAAATAAAACAACACCTTGCCCTAAAGCAGGGATTAAAATTCATGAAACAAATCATCAACAAAATCAAAATAAAACAAATCGTGTAAATTTTTACAACACACCAATGTCTGAATTAGATTTAAATTTAGATAATTATTCTTTAAATGATTTATTTAATTTATTTAATATTAATGACGAAATATTGGATGATGATGTAATGAAAAATGCAAAAAATATAACTTTAAAAATGCATCCTGATAAATCTCATTTGGACCCAAAATTTTTTATTTTTTTCAGAAAAGCATATAATCGTTTAACTGAAATATATGAATTTCAAAATAAAGCAGTAAAAAAACAACAAAAAAATGTAAATGCAAATACAATTAAACATACATATGACAATTCAAATGATTCATTTAGTGAAGATAATAGGCAAATATTAGATGAATTAAAAAATAAAAAACAATTTAAAAATACAGGTGATTTTAATGGATGGTTTAACGAAAATTTTGAAAAATTTCGTGTTGATGATCCAAATGGAAGAGGTCATGGAGATTGGTTAAAATCAAACGAAGGATTTATTAATATTGATGAAAATGTTACTAAATCAAATATGAATGAAATTTTTGAACAAAAAAAGAAACAAGTACAGTCATTAACTGTTTATACTGGAATTCAAAACGACATGGCATCTTTTAGAGGTTCAACATTTAGCATGTTAAATGATGGTGATAATTTTAGTTCTGATTATTATACTGATTTAAAACAAGCATACACTGAAACTGTTATTCCTGTTACAATTGAAGATTATGAAAAAATGCCAAAATATAATAATATGGATGAATACATGACACATAGAAAAAATGTAGATGTTACACCAATTGATGGAATTGAAGCAATGAGAATTTTAGAAACTCAAGAAAGAAATGCTGAAAAAGAATCTCAAGCTTTGGCATATAGATATGCAAAAGAAGCAGAAAAAACAAAGGAAAAACAAAATTTATTTTGGAGTGCTTTAAAACAAATTACTGGATGATTAAAAATATAAAAAATTAATTAAATTTAAATAATATATTATAAAATATATATTTGTATTATAAAATATATATTTGTATTAATATAATATAATATGGAAATAATTCATTTTATTTTACTATGTGTTGCTATTGTTTCATTATCTATTTTATATCAAAAATATTTACGTAAACAAAGCCAAAAATATGATTTGAATGATTACTCTGATATTCAAAAATATTTATTAAAAGATACAAAATATTTATTAGAATCTGATAAACCAATTTTATGGGTTCATATACCTTATGAATATAATTCAAGAAAATGGTTAGATTTTGGTTCTAGAAGTTCTTATGATTTAAATCAACCTTATTTATATTTAACTATGAGAACAATTATTAAAAATTGCGAAAATTCATTTAAAATTGTTCTTATTGATGATCAAACATTTGAAAAAATTATTCCAAATTGGGAAATTAATTTAGAAACAGTACCAATGCCATCAAAATGTTATATAAGACAATTAGCCATAGCAAAATTAATTTATATTTATGGAGGAATAAATGTTCCGCTATCATTTTTATGTTTTAGAGATTTAATTTCATTATATGAATCAGGAATATCAAATGATAAATTATTTGTATGTGAAAATTATAATACAAATTCATCATCAAATACACAATTATTTTTTCCAAATTGTGAATTTTTTGGTGCTGAAAAAGAAAATCAAACAACACAAGAATTTATTAATTTCATGGAACGTTTTATATCAAGTGATTTTACAAGTGAAAATGAATTTGTCGGATCATTTAATAAATGGTGTTTAAAACAAATTAACAATGATAAAATTAAATTAATTGAAGGGCATTTAATTGGCACAAAAACATTAAATAATGAACCGGTGATTGTTGAAACTCTTTTAAGTGATGATTATATTCATTTTTATTCGAAAACTTATGGAATATGGGTTCCATCACGTGATATTTTAAATAGAATACATTATGAATGGTTTGTTAGAATGTCATCAGAAGAAATATTTAATTCACAATTTATTCTTGCAAAATATATAGTTTTGGCTATTGCGCCAGATTCAGTTAATGGTGTTATTGAACCATTAGAAAATAAACCAAATTGGATTGATTTTTGGAAAGTTCCTTTAACAAATAATACATTAAATATTTTTGGTCCAAAACCAATTTATTTAGGAAATAATATATCAAGAGGGAAATTAATTACTAGATAAAAATATATAAATTATTCAACTAGTATCAAATCATATACATATTTTTGTGAAGAATCGTCAAATGTTTCAACTAATTTATAATTTAATTGAAAAGATGTATTGTAATAATTTGTGCTTAAATTTGAATTTATATTTTCTTCATCCAATTTATTTATTTGAAAACATTTTTTTTCTTCTTTTGTTTGTTCATCAAAAAAAATTACATTGATATTATTTTCATAATTTAATGATGATAATGCTCTATACCCTGTAAAAACATTTTGTAATGATTTATACATTTTAATTTTTTTAGATATTTGTAAAGAATTGGGTATTATTGGATTATTATCATTCATATAAATACTTAAATAATTATAATTTGAAACTACATTAGGAACTAAATTGGGTACTAATTTTTTTTGATCAATTATGATATTAATTTGTTGAACAAACATTATATTATTTAAAAATCATTAAAATTTCTTTATATATTTTTTATAAACAAATATATAAAATATGAATATATAAAATATGAATGTATAAAATATGAATGTATAAAATATGAATGTATAAAATATAAATGTATAAAAATATTTTTACAATTAAAATTTTCTAGGTGGTGCGTACATTTGAAATTCTTGATCTCGTTGTTGTTTTAATTGATCCAATGTATATTCTCCTTCTTTTATTTTATTACTTCCATATTCTTGTGATGATTGTTGATGTTGTTTTTGATTTCCTTGATTTTTTTGTGAAATAGTGTAAGAGCTATCATCAAGAGTTGCATAATTATGCATTTGTCTTAAACCTCCATTTCCTTTTGTATTTAATTCACTTTCGGATTGATCTAAAAAACTGTAATGATCTGATACTATGCTTCCACCAAATCCTCCAAAAGCACTAAATTCTTGATCTGTTTGTACATTAATAGGAATTGTATTATTTTTTGTTGCATGATTTATTTGTTTTTCTATATGTCCTTGAAAAAAATCTATTATTTCATTGCCATAAATTACTTTATATTGTTGATTTAATATTAATAATGCTGGAACAGCATTTATATTTTCTGGAATTAACATTTCTTGGCCATTTCCTAAAACAGCATAAGTTTTTCCATTTTTTTTTATTTTTCCATCAATACAAACAAAATGAATTTGATCTGTCATGTCAAATTTTGACAATAATTGTAATACTTTATTTGAAGATTTACAAAACTTACTATAATATAAAATACAACTCATTAAAATATTAATTATTTTATAAAGAGTTTTTTTAATAATAAATTGAACTAAATAATTCTATTTTACATAATTAAAATTTAATCCTATTTTTTATAAACCCATTCATCTTGTAATACAAAATATTCAAAAAAATCACCATAATAAGGATTACAAATAACACAATTACAACCACATAAAACTTCATATTTTTCATCTAAATATTCATTAATATCATTTATAATATTTTTTATTATATTTTGTTTATAAATTTGTTTTGATTTTATTTTTCTCATTTTGTTAATTTATCGTATGATATATAAAAATGAAAATTATTGTATAAAAATAAAAATTATTATATAAAAATAAAATTATTAAATTGTCAATTATTTATAAAATATAATAATTGATATAAAAAATTGAAAATAATATTATTAATTAATAAATATATAAAAATAAAATATATATAAAAATAAAATGTCAAACATTAGAATTACCAAAACCAATTTATCTGAAAATTTGTATAACAATTCTTTAGAATTTACTATTTCTGGAATTGATGTTGCTTATGCAAATGGAATAAGAAGAACAATTATATCAGACATTGATTGTTTAGTATTCAAAACTTATAGAACAAAAAATGAAGAACCAAAATGTACCATAATTGCAAATACAAGCAGATTAAATAATGAAATTATTAAGCAACGTTTAGGGTGCATTCCCATTTGTACAGGCAATGTTGATTATAACACCGATAATGAAGAAAATGAAAATATATACACAAAATTTATTGAGGATTATATTTTAGAAATTGATGTTGAAAATAATACTGATGAAATGATTTGTGTAACGACAAAAGATTTTAAAATAAAAAATATTAAAAAAAATGAATATTTACCTGAAGAATTTGTAAGAAAAGTTTTTCCACCATATGTTGACAGTATTCAAGGATCAAAAGAATATTTTATTCAATTTGTTAGACTTAGACCAAGAATATCAGATGAAATTCCTGGTGAAAAACTTAAATTAATTTGTAAATTTGATATTGGTAAAGCAAAAGATGATGCAATGTTTAATGTTGCTGGAACATGTACTTATAAACGAACTGTCGATTTATCAGAAATGACACAACAATTACGGATTCAAGAAGAAAAATGGAAAAATGATGGTCTTGATGAAAATTCAATTAAATTTGAAAGGAAAAATTGGACATTACTTGATGGTATGAGAATTGTTGTACCAAATTCATTTGATTTTATTTTAGAAACAGTTGGTATTTATTCGAATGAAACATTATTAAAAAAAGCATGTAATATTTTAATATTAAATTTGGATGAAATTATTGGAAAAATACAAAATGAAGAAATTCAATTAAATGAAATGAATAATACATTACCAAATTATTATGAAATAAATTTTGAAGGTTATGATTATACAATTGGAAATATAATTAATCATGAAATGTATGAATTATTCTTTAATTCACAAAATAAAAAAATACATTGTGTTTCAACTAAAAAATTACATCCACACAATAGCTATATTACTATGGAAGTTTCAGTTATTGATAATGATAATGTTAAAGATAACTTGAATGTAATGTTAATTCAAGCTTGTAATTCAGCAAAAAGTATTTTAAAAAATATTAAAAAAACAATTAAACAAAATTTATCTCCAAATGCTAATTAATTATTTTATATTTTTTTAATTTTTATGATATAAATTGTTTAATTTATATTATATTATTTATTATTTATATTTACATATTTTATATTTTTTATATTTTATATTTTTTATGTTTCATTCATTGCAAAATTCATTCAAACTTTTAAATAAATTTGTAACATCTAAATTATTAACATAATTAATAACAAACTTTTTATCAATTTTAATTTTATTTAATGTTTTAATTCCATTGATGTAATATTCATGTAATTTATAAATATGTCTTTTATAATATGTATTACAATCTGATAATTTATGCGTTTTATAAATATTGACACATAAATAATATTGATATAAATTATCAGTAAAATTATATAATATTTCTTTATAATTTAAAAATTGGTTAATTTTTTCTGGAAAATATTCTAAAAATTCATTTAATTTATTTTCTTTTCTTAAATGTAAATAATTATATAATGAATTGGGTTGATTTCCTCTTAACATTTGAACTTTTTCAAAATATGGGTTTCTAATTTTAGCTCTTTCTCCTGTTTTTATATTTTTAATTATAAATCCCATACTGGAATATTTCCTTATATATACACCTAAATCAATAAAAGTTAAAGAATCAAATGAATTTGATACATTTGGCACATTAAAAATATGTGGAAGCAATAAATTTTGCATTGTTTGTTTATCTTTTATGAATTCATTTTTATTAATAATTGTTATTTTTGTGTTTATTTCATCTAAATATTCAATATTATATATTTCAATTAAATATAATTTTGGTTTATTGCCAATTATTGAAATTAAATTATTTAATGGATGCATCATGACAAAACTATAGCAATAACTTTTATTCAAATCATTTAAATTTAAATTGCATTCTAAAATTGTTTGGTGAAACATTTCAGCAAATGTATATGGATTATCTTCATAAAATTTATTATTTGCACCAATATTATTTTTTGTTGAAATTTCCCATTTTTTTAAAATTGTATTGTAAAATAAATTAATCATCGTTCCTTCTACAAATTCTTCAATTATTATATTTGAATCATTAATTTCATATTTTTGTGAAAATTCTTCAAATGGAATTGCTTTAGGAGGAGAAAATGAGACTAATTTTCCATTTAAAAATATAACTGAACGAAGTAATCCAATTGTATTAATTTTATTTTTATTTTCAGAATTTTTAAAATTAATTAAATTTTTATTATAACTTACCAAATATTTTTCTTCATGTAAATTTTCTAAATCAGAATCATCTTTTTTAGAAGAAAAATTATGTATATTACAATATTGACTTAAATGTTCTTTGACTTCAGTTGTAAATGGATAATCAATTGTATATGACATTTATATTATATATTAATTATAATAAATAATACTTTTTAAATAAAAATTTATACATATAAATTTATATTTAAATCATTTTAAAATAAAAATTAATAATTTATATAAATATAAATTAAAAAATATAAATATTTTTAAATTTCTTTAATAATTATAAGAATGTCTGCAAATAATTTGTCAAATGAAGACATTATTGATAAAAGTATAAATTCAAAAGGAATACCAATTGAAAATATACTTAATGAAGATATTGATGAAAATAATGATTTAAAAAATGAAGAAAATGAAGAAAGAAAGGAACAATCATTAGAACAAAAAAGTGAAAGTATTATACTTCAGCTTGGTGATATTATTGCCATAACAGCTCCTAATGATGAAGTTATGGATAATAAAATATTTTTAATTGATTATATTAGCAATGAAAAAATAAAAATAATTGATACAAATAATTTTTCAGAAATAATAATTTTATTAGATAATGGAATTATTGCAAATGAAAATATTCAAACTATAACTGTTATAAGTTCTAATCCTGAAAAAGGATATGCAAAACAACACAAATTATTTCCTGAAACATGGATAAATATATATTTTTCAGGAGATATTCCATTTATAATAACAGGTAAAATAACAAATTTAGAAGATGATATGATTGAAATTAGAACAACAGAACAAGATACAATTTATTTAAATTTTAATTATCAAGGTATTCCAGAAAATCTTCCAATTTCATTCATTGAAATTCGTGAAAAACCAACACAAACACAGCAACAACAACAAACACAGCAACAACAACAAACACAACAACAACAAACACAACAACAACAAACACAGCAACAACAACAAACACAGCAACAACAACAAACACAGCAACAACAAACACAGCAACAACAACAAACACAGCAACAACAACAAATAAGACAAGGACAATGGTTAAATTTAGCTGATGATGAGTTTACCATTGGAGATATAATTGAAATAAAAGAAATTATTAATGTTGATGAAACAATGAAACGTTTTAATTTAGAAGATCAAATGAATGATTTATATGAAAATTTAATTTCAACTATTCCAAATAATAAACGCACTTCAACAATAATAAATCATTTTAAAACAATTGTAAAAAGATTTGTTGAATTGAGAACTATTTCTTCAAAATTTGACAAATATGGTAATGTTATTGGACCAATAATTCATGAAGCAACTGATATACCATTATCTGACTATTTATCAGAATTAAAAAATAAACTTTATTGGATTAAATTTGGTGTTGTAAATAATAAAAATTTATATAAATCAGAGGAGGATTTTTTAGTAGTTTATGAGAAATTAAAAACTGCAATTAATGATTACAAAAAAAATAATATGACAACAGATCAAAATAATTACTACAGATTTTTTAATACTATAAATTCCATATTAACACCATTTGAACCTGTTGATTCAGATGAAGCATTAAATGTTTTTAAAAATCCTCATGGTATTATAGTAAGTGGACAAATTAGTGATGAAATTAATGCGGTTGATAATACATTGGATGATATTAAATCTTTTGTAATAAAAAATAATTCATATAAAACCAAAAGGTTTGTTTTTCAACAATTTAATACTGGATTAAATTGGTTAGAACCAAATACCAACAAAGGAAATAAAATAGGAAATATTAAAGATAAATCAATAGGAAAAATAGAAAAATTAACACCAAATGAAACAATAAACATTAATTCAATATTTACATTTCCTGAACCAGTTGTCAGATTTTCTAAAATAAATTTACCAAATTCAAATATATTATTAAAATCAAATTTAAACCATAATTTTATTGAGTATTTTAAATTAGTTAATTCTTCAATTGTAAATAAAATATCATTAGATAATTTAGAAACACCCCCTGAAATAACTTCATCAGATGAAGATTATTTAAATAATGAAATTAAAGAATTTTCTTTAAATTTAACATCATATGTTGAATCAAATACACCATTAAGTGAAATATTTAAATACTTTATTAAATTTATAATTCCACCAACATCTCAATTATTTAAATTAATTCAATCACATATCACAGGAACATTATCTCCACAAAGTGCAATATCTTATCTTGAACCATTTATGATTTATTCGAACAATTTAACATTTATGCAATACAAAGTTATATCTGATTTTGTAAAAAATAAAATTATTGAATATAATAATAATTTTTCAAAATTTGAAGAAATTTTTAATATTATTAAAACTAAAAATAAATCAAAATATTTTTTTGAAAATAAATTATTTAAATTATTATCAGACTTAAAACCTTTGGAATTAAAACCAAATTCAATGCAAACAAAAAATAAATCAAATTGGATTGAATCAATGTCAACAAAATATAACAGACCCTTTTGGTACAATTCTGAAACAAAAGAAACAACATGGGAGAAACCAATCGAATTAGAATTAGAAGATAAACAAAATGGTCCAGAACTTGTCCCAACATTTTTAAATCAAGACATGAAAGATTTATGTTTTAAAATGTATAATTTTTCAACAAGTTCAATAACAACATCTGAAATATTAAAAGATATGATAATTTCTGATAATGGAGATTTATACAATATACTTGTAGCATATACTAATTTAAAATTAATGATTTCAACAAGAATAAACAAATTATTTGAAGATGAAAAACAATTATTACAAAAAATTATTGAAGATGATAAATCTAAAAATAGTTGTAAAAATTATGTAATTGCAAAAAAATATTATTCATACAATAAAATACTAAATGACAATCAACGTGACATATATTTTGATAAAGAATATGATTCAACTGATTATGATATTTTAAGAGAAAAATTTGATAAAGAACAAGCTTCAATGTCAAAAGAAAATTTTAAAGATTTTTTAATACCAAAATTAGAAAAATTATATAAATTATCTAATGAAAATGCAAATTATTTAGCTGAAACATTAACAAATGGAGCTAAACGTGTTTTAGATGGGCAATATGCTATTTTATCTTTAAATGATCCAAATATGAACGAATCAAATATAACTTATTATGTAAGAAATAACAATGAATGGCAAGAAACTGATGAAATTGATACATCATTTATAGTTGGAAGTGAAGATTTATGTAATTTAAATCAAAGTTGTTTGTATGATTCAAATTTTAAAGGTAATGATAAATGTTTATCAATAGATTTAAATCAAAATAATATTATTGATAATCAATTTAAAGGAATATTGGATCAATTTGACAATGATTATGAATTGTCAATGGAAGAATTAAAAAAAATAGTTGAAAATAAAATACTTTTTAATAAAAATAAATTTGAAATTGTTGGTAAATATAATAATTTAGATAAATTAAAATATAATAATTTTGCATATAATTTAGGTAAATCATTGAATAAAGATGATTTAATTACTATTGTATCTCCATATGCTGAATTAAGAGATTTAATTTTAGGACAAAATGATTTCTCCAAAAAACAACAAAATATTATAACTTTTGTTGAAAAGTATTGTCGTAAAGGAAATGCATCAAGTATGAATGAAGTTATAAAAAAAACAGAAGATGAATGGATTTATTATTGTGTAAAAACAAATGTCCCACTATTACCTGTATTTAGATATTTACTTGCCAAATGTTTTATTGAAGAACCAGAACAATATCAAAATACAATAGAAAAATTAAAATCTCAAATAGGAAAATTAAGTGATAATGGTGATTCATGGGTTGATGAACATAGTGGTGAAGTAATTTGTAAAGTTGATTTTGATATAAGTGAAGGATTTAAAGATGGATTTGTTGATAGAAGTCACAGTGTTATAGAAAAAGATATTGGTGAAGCTGTATCCGAAAAAATGTTAAATAGGGAAATAGCAAAAACATTCAAAAGTGATACGAATACATATTATATAAATGAAATAATATCAACATTAGAAGGTGAAATTGGAGTTCAATTAAACAATCAAAAAGAATTTTTGTTAAAAATAGGAACTTCATTATTAAAAGAAAAATCAAGCAATAATGTTGGAATATTAATATCTGAAAAAGAATATAATGAAATTAAAAGAAAAAAGGAAGAAAAAGAAAAAGATAAATCAAAAAATAGAATGCCTCCTTATGAAATATACTATAGTGCAAAAGTTATGTATATTTCACTAGGTTTATTTGCGATTGGTCTTCAAACATCAATTCCATCAATAACAACCAGAAAAACATTTAGAGGTTGTGATAAATCATTTGAAGGATTTCCAATTGGTGATAGTCAAAATATGGCATTTATTAAATATATTGCTTGTGTTATTAAAGGTTTCAAAAAAAATGAAGTACCATGGGTTGCAATTGATAAAAATGTTGACAATATTGTAACTGCAATTCAAACAAGTATTTCTGACAATTTACTTCCAAATGTAGAAATAAATTCAAAAATAATAAAAAAGATTGAAAGTTTAAAAATGTTAAAATCAAAAAATATACCAGAAGAATACAGTGTGACAAATTGGGGATCATTTTTACCACCTTTAAAAAAATTTAATATTTCATCATCAAATAAAAATTCAATAAATCAAAAATATATATCTGATTTAAATAATGACATTCAATATGCAAAAGGACAACAAGAAATGAAAATTAATTTATTAAATGCAAAAATTATTCATCAATCATTTGCAATTCAAGAAAAAATACAAGAAACTGTCGAAAAAAAGAATTTAATAATGAAATCTTCAAGTGCATTTTATAATGTTAATTCTTGTTGTAATGAAATAAATTTAAACCCAAATGCAACATCATTAGATTATTTTATAAATGAAAATAATGAAATTAATATTTATAATAATCAAGTTCAATTTATATCTAATTATTTAAATAGTTTGAAATATATGTCAAAATCATCAATATATGTTTCAAATATAAATACAAAAAGACAATTTCAAGAAATACAAAATATAATTGATGAAAAAACAATTTATTTGGCTTTTATTTCATTTTGTAAATTTAATACTTTGGGTGGATTGACAGAAGATATATTAAATATTTGTATTGATAAACCAAAAATGAAACTCAAAGGAAAAAGCATTGAAGAACAAATATTTTTGCTTAAAAAAGAAAATAGAGAATATGATATGAATGATTTTTTAAAATTATATAAAGTTATATCAAAACATAATTTAATAAATATTGTTATAAAAAATAATGATTCACCAATATATGAATTAAATAATTTTTTAAAAATAAATGATTCTGATAAAAATGATGTTGAATTTGCCGAAAATAAATTAAAAAATGTAATAGATAAAATTTCTTTATTGATTGATGATAGTAATTTTTATGAAAAATATGAAAAAGATACACCTGAAATGAAAAATATGAAAAATATATTACAAATGTCAAATGAAGAAATGACAAATGAAATAATTAATTTTATGAAACCACATATTCGTACAACAAGTCAAAATAAAATAATAAAAACATTTTTTGATAAATTAAAGTTTGAAAAATGGGAATTTAATTCAACAGATAAAAAATCATCAAATAATATAAATATAATTTCAAATGATAAGTTATATAATTATAATAATTATTTACTAAATTTTATTAATTTATTTGGAGAAGTATATCCAATAACAATAATTAATTCAAAAGAAATTAAAATTGTATCACATAAATATTGGAAATTAACAACAAATCATAATAAATTTATTGAAACAACAAATGAAAATTATTATAACAGATTAAAACAATTTTATAACAATCAAGAATTAAATATAATATTAAATAAAGTATTTGAATTATCAAAATTAATATCAAAATTATGCAAATTAATACCAACATTAACAAACATCAATAAAAATGGAATAATTTATAAAGGAGCAATTGATGAAGAAATATCATCATATTTATTTGAATATTGCATATTGTATATTTTTAAAATATATATTTTATCATCAAAAATTGATACCAGTTATACAACAAATAAGAATAAATTTATACAAGGTAATTCATTTAATAATGCAAAAACAATCACTGAATTATTCATAGTTTATATTGAAATGATGAACAGTTTAAAAAAATATGTAAATATATCATATGAAAGTGTAAGTGATGAAGTATTCAATAATAAAGAATTGGAAAAATATTTATTCACTGATAGATTAAAAGAAATGACACAAGAAGAGCGTGATGTAGATACAATGAATAAAAGAATGAAAATAGGTATGTACTCATTAGGAGAGTCAAAAGCATTAAGATTTTATGATCAAGATCAATTTGAAGAAGATAAAAAAAGAAATGAAAAAATGGCAATGTTAGAAAAACAATCTAAAAAACCAATAGTTGATGATGCAGATGTTGAAGATTTAGAATATGAAGAAAATATGGATAATCAAGAAGAACAAGAAGAATTATTTATGAATACAAATGAAGATGGTGATGATGGTGACCCATATGGTGATGAAAGAGATCCAGATTATGATTACGATTATGAATAAATTTTATTTTTATTTTTTTAAATATATATTTAAAAAATAATTTAAAGAGACAATGCAATATGAATATGGTAAAAGTTCTCAGGGAGCATGTTGTTCAACTCAACTATCGCCACGGGTTGGTGGACGGTGCAATTCCGTCGCTTTTGCTACACATAACTTGAATTAATCCATTCGGTAAGGATTTGGTCTAATAATTTATTTATTGGTCTGCATAAGTTGGTTCAACTCCAATATTCAAGAAAATTTATAATCTTCAATAGTACAATTTATCCATATGTTGCATAAAATTTAACAGCACAATACGATAATATTCCCAAAACAATTGATAATAACCAAACAGGTAAAATAGTTTTATTTTTATATCCAACACCAAATTGTCTTAAACTTCCATCATTATTGTATAAAAATGATGGATTAATAAATTGGATAGTTCCAAAAACTGTTAAAAATAATAATATTGATATCAATGCTAAATTTTGTTTAATATATAATTTAATTGTTGACATTTTATAATATATATTTATTTTTTATAAATATATATTTTATGTCTTTTAATTTTTTATAAAAAAATATTTGCAAAAAATATTTATTTTCCAAAATTAATTGTTAATTTTCCTGGATTTTTATTTTTAAATTGATGATATTTAATAATTGTGTTATTTATTTTTTTAGCTTGTATCACTCTATTTTCTATAAATTCTGTTTTTGCTTCTGTATGTATTATTTTTTCTCCATCATATTGCCTATTAATTATTTTTTTTTTCAATCTATTTCTTTTAATTATACATGCTTTACAAACACATCCTTCATCTATGTAATGATTTTTTTGAACAAAATCCATATGACAATTTTCTATTGATATTTCTTCATAAACTTTATATTGATCTTCAGTATAAGAAATAAAAGTTGGTGCACATATTTTACAAGTCCATTTATTTCTATATTCTTGAATTTCTTGTGGTGAATAATAATAATTTAAATATTTACAATTTAATATATTTTCTAAATAATTTTCAGGAATTTTATAATTTTCCAAAAAATTTTTAAATAAATATCCAATAACTTTATTTTCACTCAAATAATCTCTTATTATACATATTTTAAAATTAAATATTTTGGATAAAATATTCTCCCATTCATCTGAATCTTTTAATCTTAATTTTATATATTTTATGCGATTTATTTCTAAAAATATATATTTTTTATTAAATGGAAATTCCAAAGGAATATATGTTTCAATTTCATATTTATCTATAAAATGATCTCCATTTGCTAAATATGGAAATATATTATTAAATCTTAATATAACTTTATTAACATTATATCTATTAACAATCTCATCACGATTATTAAAATGATATGGCCCAATTTTTTCAAAAAATGCTGATATTTTTCTTTCTATTGGTGATCTATATATATCTATTACATATATTTCTTTACCCAATGTATTTGCATTATATTTTATAATATCATTTATAGTTACATTTATTTTGAATCCAATTAATTTTTCAAGCATTATTTCATCATGAATATGTATTATTCCATATTGATCACCACTGAATATTCTAAAAGAAGAGACTAAACTGGTTGATCCAACTTTAGGTGGTGTAAAAATAAAAATTAATTTATCATGAATTATATTTAATTTTTTATTTATATTTTCTAATTCTTGAATTTTATTAATATTATTAGTATTAATATTTATGTTATGCATATTATTATTTGTATGAAAATCAACATTCATAATTTATATTTATATAATTAGCATTTTAAAAATATAAAAAAATAACCCAAATATAAATATAAATATAATAAAACAATAAATATAATAAATATATGCAAGAATTACCAAAAAATATAAAATTAGAAGCAATATTAGCTACTGATATTAATTATGGAATTGCTAAAAATGGTAAAATACCATGGAAAAATGTAACTGATATGAATTTTTTTAAATCAAAAACAATTGATAATGTTGTGATAATGGGTTCAAATACTTTATTGTCATTACCATCAGCAAAACCTTTAAAAAATAGATATAATATTGTTTTAACAAACAATAAACAAAAGTTTATTGATAAATATTTGATTTATGATAATGTAATTTTTTTTAATTATGATGAATTAATATATTATTTAAATAATTATAAAAATATTAGTAACAAAACATTTTATGTCATAGGAGGTAAAGAAATATATGAATTATTAATACCATATTGCAGTAAAATATGGTTAAGCATTGTTAATGATGATTATAATTGTGATTTAAAAATGAATTTAGATTTAAATAATTGTAATGTAAATTATGAATATGTTGATGATGAATTAACAATTTGTAGTTTAATAATTAAAAAATAATAAACAAATGTCATATTTATTTTTTTATATTTTAAAAATATATATAATTAAAAATATATTTAAAAAGATTATATATTTAAATATATAATAAAATGAATACTCAAGAGCAAGAAGAAGAGTGTGAAAAATATTTTAACGAACGTCAGCAATTTCGTGATAAACTTGAAATTGGTAAACTTAAAATTAAAATTTTTGACATATTATCAAAAGTAAGTGGAATTAAATCAGCATTCATATGTGATATGTTTGTCATTTTAAAAGAAAAAAATAAAAATAATGAAAATGTTGTTAATTTTATGGATAATCTTATCAATAATATTAGATCTACTGAATCAGTTACATTATGTTCATTAAGTTTATTAAATTCATTAAATTCATTACGTTCAATATTATATAATTTTAATGATAAAAATGTGTTAATTTGTGTATTATATTGCATTGATGATAATAAAGAATACGATGAATATAAACCTTATATTATTGATTCATGTTTTTCTTACACAATTTAGAGCAATGCTTATTTTAAATGCCAAGTTTATCAACAAAAAAAATACGGACGCTTCCTCTTAAAAAGAGGATAAACTAAATTCTATGTGATGGGGTTATCTTTTCCTTATGGGTTATCAAATTATATTTGCAAATAAATATATATTTTTATTTTTTCATATAAAAAATAAAAATAAAATAATTAATATATTGATTGAACTTCTTTATCAATCACATCCATAATTGTTTGCATTGTTTTCACATTTTCATGAGGAGTTCGGTCATTTAATAAAAATGAAGTTAAATTTAATATTACAGTTATTTTATCAGGACTCCAAATTGTATTAAATGCATGTAATAATTCTTCTGTATAAAATGCTGACATATTATCTTTTTTAAATAAATTTTCTAAAAATATATTATTATTTATTTTTTCAAAATAATTTGTTATTAATCCATTATAATAATTTAAACATAATCTAATCATAGAACAATTTTTATATGTTTCACTCAATTTATTTAATCCATTTTGTGAGCATTTGAATAATTCAATTATATTTGGATACTTATTTATATTTTGTTCTGATAAATATATTTTACATGCATTTTCAATAGGATTATATAAATATTGTAAATCGGTTTTATTTGTATTTACAGAATATCTATGAATTGATTGAAAAATGCTTGGTTCTTGAATATTTATAACATTTTTAAAAATAAATAATTTGGTTCCAATTGGTTTATTACTTAAAATTGCAAGTTTGACAATTACAGAAAGTGGATCCAAAATATAGTCATTTAAATTAATAATTTTATTATTTGGTATAAAATTACTTGTGTCTATAAAATTTGAAAAATTTATATTCATATCCATTAAAATATTTAATATACTTGTTTATAATTATTTAATTATTTTTATTTTTATTTTTTAAATATATATATACTTTTTATAATATATATTTTATAATAAATTTTTTACAATGAATGTATTTTACAATAAATGATTTATATTATATATTTTACAATAAATATATTTTTTAAAAATCTTCATTAAATTTTAACATTTTGCATTTGATATATTCATTAGTTTCATTATATCCTCCAATAAATTGATTTCCAAAAAAAATCATTGGAAATGTTTTGTATTCTTTACCTGCATTTTTTCTAATAAAATTTAAAAAATCTTCTCTCAATTCTTCATCTCCATTTCTTACAAATTCATCACAATCAATTTTATTATGTTCTAAATTATTTGAAATAAATAATTCTGTCATTTTTTCACAATAAATGCAATTTGATATTGAATACATTGTGAATATATTATTAATTGGTTGTGGAATTTCTAAATTAGTCATTCTATATTTTATGCAAATTTTATTTTTATATTTTTATAAATTATATATATTTTTATAATTATATTTTTTACAAAAAATTGAAATACTTTTATTAGTTTAAAATTGACATAAATAATTTATAAAAAACATAAAGATAAATAATAATTTTAAACATAATAAAATGTATCTTATAATTGATTGTGAAACAACTGGATTACCAACAACAATAAATTATAAATATCCTCCATATCATTATATTGAATATTTCAATTATGCAAGAATAGTTCAACTAACTATGATGGTATGTGACACTAGTTTTAACGAAGTATCTCTTGATGATTATATAATTAAATCCACTGGATATGATATTACAAATACACAATTTCATGGAATCACAAATGAAATTTCACAAAAAGAAGGTATATATTTTGCTGATGTTGCAACAATTTTAGCAGATAATTTATCTAAAGTAACACACATTATAGCTCACAATGCTAATTTTGATGTAGCAATAGTAAAAAGTGAATTGCATCGTCTTGGATTATATCATATAATAGAACAAATTGATAGTAAAATTGTATATTGTAGTATGTTAGCTACAAAACATATTGTTAATGCCTTAAATGATAAGAATATAATAAAAAATCCATCTTTAGCAGAATTGTATAAATTTTCAACTAATAAAGATATAAAACATGCCCATAATTCAAAATATGATGTTATAAATTTATGTGAAGCATTGAGAACTCTTCATAAAAATGGACATAATTTATATATTTAATAATAATTGCGTTAAAAATATAAATATTTTTTCTCAATAATATATATATTTCGCAATTTTTTTGCAAAAGGTTTAGGAAATTCAAAAATACTATTTACATTTTAAAATATTTTTTAATTAATTTTTATATTATTTTAATAATATAAAAATGAAAAATAATAAAACAAAAAATAAAAACAATAAAATAAAAAATAAAAACAATAAAATAAAAAATAAAAATAATAAAATAAAAAATAAAAATAATAAAACAAAAAATAATAAAATAAAAAATAAAAATAACAAAACAAAAAATAATAAAATAAAAAATAAAAATAATAAAACAAAAAATAATAAAATAAAAAATAAAAATAACAAAACAAAAAATAATAAAATAAAAAATAAAATAAAATATGGTGGTGGTTTTTTTATTGAATCATACAATGAATATGACATAGGCGATGAAATTAGTGCTACAAATGAAGAAGTAGTAGAATATAAAAATCACACAAAAAAATTATTTAATTTTATTTGTAAAAATTTACTAATGTCATTTAATACACCATTTCTTCAATGTCTTGACAATTATCAAATAAAATGTTTGCAATTGAATGATGATTTTAGACTTGATAATTTTAAAATACTTAATAATGGTGAAACATTGAAAGAATTTATAGAATATTTTACAATTGAACATGTTAAAGAAAAATATAAAGATTTTATTAAATATTTATATAAAAAATTATGGATAAATAAAGCTTATCATGGAGATTGTACCAACAACAATATAATTATAAATATTTCAAGTGATTATAAAAAATTTAATTTTGTGTTGATTGATTGGAAAGGAACATTTGGGCAAAGTGAATATGTAACTGAATTATTTTTTCATGTTTGTATTGATTTATTTGATTTGTTATACTATTATAATGATACATTTCAAATAGATCCAAATTTTTTAATGTTAATTAATATTTTAGAACATGTAAAAAATAATGAAGATAAAATAAATAATTATACATATAATGCTATTGAAGATAAAATTAATAACTTTGAAAACTTATTTATTGAAATATTTATAAATTTTACTAATTTTGAAAATTTATTAAATGAAATATCAAATATTCTTGAAATTAACATGAATATTTTTTATGAATCAATGTTTTTGAATTATTCTGGATATTATTAAAAAATATAAATATACATTTAAAAATATTATTTATATTTTGAAATAATTATATCCTTCATTATTTACATTCGGAAAAACTGTGCTATCAATATTATCATTGACATTAAAATTCAAATTATCAACAGATTCAAAATTTTTACCATTTTCTATTAATTTATTCAAATCATTATACATTCTTACATCTTTTGCCCAATTGTGTCTTAAAACATTTCCAACAGGTGTATTCATCACTTCCACATTAAAAATTATGAATTTTTCTTTATTTTGATAAACATATTCACTTATATAATATTGATCAAAAGGCCATACATTATGATGTGATGAATCATGACAAACTTCTGTTTCCAAATAATTATACATTTCTTTTATATAATTATTATTTTTAATTATGAAAGCACCACTATTTATATAAGTATGATGAACAACAGATATATCACGTGAAAAACAGCCATGTTTTTGTTCATTTGTTATTAAATTGTTTATTATAATATTTAATGAATTTGGATCTTGAATCCAAGCATCACTATCTAAAAAAACTAAAATGTCACAATTTGGATTATTTTTTAAAAATTCATTGACAATAAATATTTTTTGTGTTGCTGGATGAATATTGAGTAAGTTGCAATTATTCATTTCTACAAATAAATAATTATAACCTAAATATTCACAAAACATTTTGTTTACAGCTTGTGTTTTTAACAAATAATCTAATGAAGGTCTATTATCACATTGTAAAACACATACATTTACCATTTTTATATTGTTTTAAAATAAAAAATGAAATAAAATGCAATTAGAATTTTTAGAAATAAAAATAATTATTGGTGCGTTAAAAATATAAATATATTTTCTCAATATTATATATATTTCGCATTTTTTTCCAAAACTTTAGGAAAACTTTAGAAAAAATTGATTTAATATTAATGTAAAAACATAATTGTATTAATATACAAATGAATGATTTAAATATTGAACAAATAGAAAAAATGAAAGTTACTGAATTAAAAAACATTTGTAAAAAATTAAAAATAAAAAATTATAGTAAAATGTTGAAAAATGAATTAATTAATATATTATCTACTGAGGAATATATTAATAAAATTTTTATTAATGAAAATGATGTAACCGAAAAAATAGAAACAAAAATAGAAACAAAAGAAGAAATAAAAGAAATTGTAAATAATCCAACTATTTCTAATGATTTAACAACAAACAAAGATAAAATAATAACTTTTGGAAAATATAAAGGAAAAACATTTAATTATGTCATTAAAAATGATTTAAAATATTGCGAATGGTGTTTATCATGTGAAGATTCAAGTCATCATGGAATGAATGATTTTAAAAATTATTTAAATAACACTGATATTTTGATAGAAATACCTACAACAACTCTCAATTGCACTGTTTTGTCAAAATATTATAGATTTAGTAATAATTTTATAACATTAATTCAAAATTTTAAAATAAATGACATTGACTATTCAGAATGTGCACAGCAAAAAAAAGATTTATTACTTGGTTTACCTGCAAGCGATTATGGAACATACATGGATTATTTGATAAGATATAATATATCAAAATTATTAAATAAACCATTTTATGATGAAAGATGCTCTAGATGGACCAATGAATTAATTTTTAATGAAAATGATAATGAAGAAGATATTCAAATTAAAATTCAAAATAATTTAAATTTAAAAAAAGGTATATGGGACATTAATAATGAAATTGAAATAGAAAATATAACATCTATAATAAAAAACAGTTATGATAAATTGGTTAATTTATCTGGTAATGAAAATGATGTGTTAAATGTTTCAATATCACATTCATTATCTTTTGGAAGAGGAGATATTGCAAAACAATATTTAAATTATTTTAATAACCATAATATAAATATTTTGGATGCAACTAGTAAGGTTGAAACATATATTAGACAAAAAATATTTGATAAAAATACAATAATTCAAAATCCTACTTTGGGAAATAGTGAATTAAAAATTGGTGCTGATGCAGATTTAATTATAGAGGATGAATTAATTGATATCAAATGTAGTAAATTTATGTATGGATCAAATATTAAAGATTTTATACAATTATTTATATATGCTTCATTATATTATTTTAAAACTGGAATTCAGTTAAGAAAAATTACAATATACAATCCAATAAAATCTTATGAAAAATGTATTTTAATTGACGATGTCGAAATATATGAAAAAATTATAAAAATGTTAAAAGACAGGGTAAAGTTAAATAATTCTCCAAAAGAAATTAAAATTGTAGATTATGGACCGATAATTATAGACAAAACAATTAATTCCGAATTAAAAAAATGTAACCATTTGTGTTCTATATCATCTCTTGAAAAATGCTGTCATTGTATGGATATTAGATCATTCTTCAGTAAAAATAATGATTATCCAATTTATATTGATGGTGTTGGATGGAAAAATGGTGGAAATCGTACATCAGGATATTGTCCCATTTGCAAGTATTAATTTTTATCAAAATAAATAACATTTCTCTTTGTTGTTTTTTTTAATATAATTTTATTACAATTTTCTACATCAATTTTATTTAACCATTTTTTACAATTTAAAAATGTATTCATATGATAAATATGTATTTCGTCATTGTCATATAATTTTATGTATTCAGTATCATCAAAAATAAATAATTCATTGTATCTTATTACATAAGTTTTTATTTCTAATAATTTTAAATAATATTTCAATGATTGTATATATTTTTTAAATAAAAAATAAATTTTATTTAAACAAAAACATACTTGAGGCCATGCATTATTTTTATTATTAATTCTATTAGATAAATTATGTTCTTTTAAAATGCAGTTATATTCATCAATTATTGTTGATTTTTTAATTTTATAATCATCCAAAAAGTTTTTTAAATCACATTCTGAAGAATTTTTTCTTGATTTATTGCGTTTGATATCTTTACCAATTATATTAGATAAATGGTCCAATTTTATGGTTGAAGCATTCATATAAATATTCAAAAAAATATTAAATATTTTTTCAATAGTTAATAATTTATTATTAATGCAAATTACATAATAATTATATAATTCTATTTCATATTGATTTAATTGTGTTTTATCTAAATTATCATATTGAATTGTTGTATATTTTAATTCAAGATTTTGAAGTTTTATTTTATTTTTTTTATTTATGTTGTGAAGTTTTTTTGATGATTGATATAAAATATCTATTACTGAAGTAATAATTTCAGTTGTATTTACTAAACTGAATATTTCCAAATCAATGTTTGTTTTATTTAAATAAGGATTTATTAAATTAATAGCATGCATTTCAATATGTTCATAAAAAAATGAATTATTTTTTATTTTTTTAAATAAAAATGATCTCATCATGTATTAATATAAATATTAATATATTTTTATATTACATTAATACAAATATAATTAATATTTTGGTGCGTTAAAAATATAAATATATTTTCTCAATATTATATATATTTTGCATTTTTTTTACAAAAGTTTAGGAAATATATATTTATTTTTCTATTTAAAATTGTGTCAGTATGACATATATTTTTAAAGATAAAATAAAAAATTGATTTTTTTTATTTTATTGTATTAAATTAATTAAATATCAAATAATATATAAAAGATGAGTTACGAAGAACAAAAAATATCACAAATAATTTTGCCAAATATAAGAGATTTAAATTCACAATCAGTAATTAACAATGAAAGAATTGAGTTATATAATTCAATAAATCAAATATTATCAAATCCTGAAACTAATTTATGTGATTGTTATTCTAAAATAAATGAAGAAAATGTATTTAATGAAAACAATTTAAATGATAATTTAAAAAATAATTGTTCTTTATTAAATATTAAAAAACAAATAGGAAGTGATAGTGTCGCAGGAATAGTATATTTAACTGAAATAAATAATATATCATGTGCATTAAAAATTATGCCAATAATTAACAATGAATCAGTAAATAACAACCAAAATGAAATAAACATTGCAAAATTAGTATCAAAACTTGTCATACAAAATAAAAGCAAACATTTTCCAATAGTGTATGGTTCTTATGAATGTAATGATATAGTATATCCAATAAATTGCAAATTTTTGCCAGATTCATTCAAGTATGCTGTTGATGAAAAAATATACCAAATATTTGAAGAAAAATTAAATAAATTCAATACTCCAATTACTGCTGCAAAAAAAAGAATGTTTAAAATAAAAATTTCAAAAAATGATATAGATAAAAATGATAATTTTACTGAAAAATATATAAATGAAACAATTAAATGGTTCAATGAAAATTATCAAAGTTATGGATTACCGAATGGAAATGAAATTAGTAAAAATGATGTATCACCCCAATTAAAAGGAAATCTTTTAATAAGTGAATTAGCTAATATGGATTTAAAACAATTTATTGAAAATCATTTAAATGAAAATAAAATTATTCATGATGATGTATGGTTTGATATTTTTACACAAGTTTTAAATGGTATTAACGATTTACAAAATAATAATATAATTCATGAAGATTTACATTTAGGTAATGTTTTGCTATTAATTAAAAATAATATTTTTACATATTTGATACATGATTTTGGTAGTTCAAAAATAAAAGATGTTAATAATTTTAATTGGAATGAAGATGACAGATCATTTGATATTTTAAAATTTATTGATTCTATTTTAAATTATAAATTTGGAAATGGTATGGTTTCAACGAATGTAATGTCTGAAAAAATGAAATTATTTACAAATGAATTATTAAATTATGCAACGAATAATAAATCACAAAGTAATGAATACATACAGAAATTAATTGAATTTATAAAATTAAATAAAAATAACAATGAACAAATTGGTGGGAAAAAATATAATAAAATAACTAAAAAAGTAAAAAAAAACAAAATATAAAAATAAAAATAGCAAAAAAAAACATAACAAAACTAAAAAAAATAAAAAACAAAAACGTAAAAATCAAAAAAAAATAAAAAAACAATATTTTATTACTTTAAAATGTCAATATTTTTTCAATATTATATATATTTTACATTTTTTTCAAAAGATTAGGAAAATATTTTATAAAGTAGCTATATAAAATATTTAATTATTTATTACAATATTGTTATTATTATGATTATTATTGTGATTATTTATATTATCCACATTATTAATTATTGCAAAATGGCATTTATATTAAATTTTATAATATTTAAATTAAACAATTCATTGATTGAATTATAAATAATTAATTTTATTTACATATTAAAATCATTTAAATCAATTGATGTATTAATTTCATCATCACTGTTTTCTAATAAATTTTCAAGATTTTTAATTTGTTCTTTTAATTTATTAATTTTTTTATTTATGAATTTATTTTTAATTATTTTGTATTCTGTTATTATTACTGATGAATTTGAAATAATAATATCAATAAAATGTTCACCAGGTAATGTATTATCAAAATATGATAAAATATGTTTTAATAATTTTTCATCATTTATATCATTAACTGACATTTTAAAAAATAATTTATTTGGATCAAATTCTTCATATTTTCGATCACAATTTAAAATATAATACCATAAATTCTTTACTTGTTCACTAGTGTTGTCAGAGACACATTGTAATAAATAATCAGCAAAATTTTTAACATCTCGTTCTGTGTAAAAAAGATTTGCAATTTCAGTAATAATTTTCTTTTTACACAAAGAAAAAAAAATTTGCATTTTCATTGTATCATTAATATTATCATCCATTTCTTACTAATACATTTCTTATTGATATATTTCTTATTAATATATTTATTAAATAAAATATTTTTAAATTAATATTTTTACATTAAATATATTAATATTTTTTGGATTAAATAAATATTTTTATATCGAATAATATTTGGTGCGTTAAAATTTAAATAATATTTTCATAATATTATATATATTTCGCATTTTTTTACAAAAGTTTAGCAATTAATAATTTAATATTAAATAAATTTAAAAACAATTTATTTAATAAAATATATTTAAAAATGAACCAAGGTCCAAGTATATTATCAATTTTTAACAATCATTTAGTAGAATTTTTTGAAGATGTTGAACGTGTGTTTCCTGATGATGTTGATATTAAAACGGCAAAAAATGCTTTATTATTGATGAAAAAAAGTAATCCAAAATTACTTCCCAACATTTGGTTTAGAAATGTTGCAAGGCCATATCAAGAACAAATTGAGCGTGGAGACATTGCATTTTTTTTAGACAAAGATTATACAAGTGATTGTTCAAGACATGGAAATGGTCAAAAAATAATGGAATCAATTGACAAATTAAGAAATCCTGTAAAAAATATGTTACCTGAAGATCAAGAAAAAACAATGAGATACGTGCAAAATTTATCAAAATTATGTTATACTTATGCAGATGAATTATTACAACAATAAATTAATAAAATAAAATTATTATTGCATTAAAAAAATTAATTATATTTACATTTACTATTAGATTCATCATATTTTAAATTATCTTCAAAATTATGAAATTTATGATATAATAACAATGATAGTGTTGGTGGAAAAATTCCAATAAGTCCACCAAATGATGTAGCAAATAAATCATCAGTAAAATAATATTTTTCGCAGTGTAAATTTTTGGGATTGCATTTATTTATATAATTATTATGAAATTCATATGCACCAAAAGTAAATGAAGTTAATAAATATATATATTTTAATTTAGTCATTTTAATTATATTATTCATTTTAATTGTATTTAAATGTGAAATGTTTTTAAATTAAAATATATTGAATATAATTGATTATTATTAATTATTTATAAGTTATTTAATATATTAATATTCTTCATTGTAAGAAATATAAGATTTTTGTTTTTCAAATAATAGTTCATTTTTTTTTGAATTTGATTCTAAAATATCATCATATAAATTATCCAATTTATTATTTAAATATTCTATTTCTGTCTCTTTATTTTCTAATGTATATTCTAATTCAAATATACGATTTTTTAAATCGAAAATATAATTTTTAATTATTGGATTACTTTCCTCAATTAAACTATTTATTGTACTTTCATTTGCAATATAGTTATAAATTGGTTTACATATAATATCATATACACATGAATTATGATAAAAAATATATTTATTATAATCGCAACAATTGTTATGATTAAGTGTTAATTTAATGACTAATTTATCTTTATGCTCAACATATTCATATTTTTGTTCATTTAGTAATTTATATATTTGTTTTGCAATGTTTTCTTCTGAACAATCTATTTGTCCTTGATACGTTTTTATATTATTTATTTTAGTGTGTGTAATTATAAACATATAATCATTTACAAAAGTAATGTTCATCAAACTATTTTAATATAATAAATGTATATTTTTAAATATATATTTTAATATGAAATATATTTAAATATTAAATAATTAATTAAATTAAATAAATATTTATACAGAAAATTTATTTAAAAAAGATATCAATATTTATAAAATAAAAAATGAATTCAGAAGAAACAAATGAAAATGAAACATTACCATTTCAAGACAATTTAGATAAAAAATGTAATGAAAGACAAGAACAAGAAGAATCAGATGAAAACCAAAAAGAACAAAAATGTGAAGAACCAAACCAACATCAAAAAGAAGATGATTTTTATAAAATTATTGATGAATTTATTACAGATATTTTAAATACTTTTCCTGAATATACTCCAATAATATCTCGTTGGTGGTCACATAAATTAGTAAATTATTCTGAAGAATTGAAACAATTAGAGCTTAATTATGTTTTAAATCATTGTAAGAATGTTTTTCCAGAAAGATTTTTTGATATTTTATATAAAAATTCTGTTATATTTAATTTAGATAATAATAAAATTAATACTGAATTTTTACCTTCGATTGTATTTAGACAATTATGGAATACAAATATCACAGATAATACAAAAGAAATTATATGGAAATATTTACAATTAATTTTATTTAATATTATTGGGAATGTTAATAGTGAAAGTGATTTTAAAGATACTGCAAAATTGTTTGAATTTATAAACGAAGATGAATTGATAGAAAAATTAAAAGAAACATTTGAAAATATAGGCACTTTATTTAATGAAGATTATTTAAAAAAAAATGAAGAATGTGAAGAAGGTGAAAAATGTAAAGAAGGTAAAGAAAATAAACCAAATTTTAATATTCCATCTGCAGAAGATATAAATGAAAATATAAATTCAATGATTGGTGGAAAATTAGGAAAATTAGCAATGGAATTAGCAGAAGAAGCATCAGAAGAATTAAAAGAAGAATTTGAAGATATAGAATTAAATCCTGATGGTAAAAAAGTTTTTGAAAAAATGATAAAAAATCCAACAAAAATGATGAATATTATAAAAAATATTGGTAATAAATTAGATGAAAAAATTAAATCTGGTGAAATAACTGAAAGTGAATTATTAAGTGAAAGTACAGAATTACTTCAAAAATTTAAAAATACTGCTGGAATGGGTGATATTCAAAAAATATTTAGTCAGTTTATGGGAGGAGGAAAAGGAAATAAAATAAATATCAATGCAATGGAATCAAAATTGAACCAAAACATGAGACATGCTAAAATGAAAGAAAGAATGAGAAATAAAATTGAAGCTAAAAGAACTAAACAAGAATTTGAAAAAATGATAAATGAAACACAACAACAACAACAAACACAAACACAAACAAATAATAATGAACCAGTAAAAATTTTTAGATCTGGAGAAAAACCACAAAAAACTCTTCGTGTTTCAAATCAAAATCAAAATCAAAATCAAAACAAAAACAAGAAAAATAAAAATAAAAAATAATATACATTCATTGTTTAATTTACATAAATTATAATTTTTTATAATTTATGATGCTAATAATTTTTATTATTATAAATTTATATATATAATGAGTACACCATTTTGGATAAATCAACCATCTATTTTATTAAATAAAAATTATTTGTTAGATGTATTTCCATCATCTAAAATGACATTAGAACAAAAATTTAATGCAATTACAAAATTTATTATATTTTTATCTATTTTAGGATTTATTTTTACACAAAATATTCAATTAATAATAATTGGTTTATTAACTATTGGAATTATAACTGTTATTTATTATCGTAAAAAAAAAATATATATTGAAGAAAGAACTGATAAAAATACAACAACAGAAAAAGAAGGATTTACAAATACAAATAAAATAACATCAAATGATGCAATTGAATTGAAAAAATTACTTAAAGAAGGATACTATCCAATAAATAAAAAAAATCCATTCGGAAATGTTTTATTACCAGAAATATCTTCAAATCCAGAAAGACCTTCAGCTGCACCTTCATTTAATCCTGAAGTAAATGATAAAATTAATAAAGCTGTAAAAAAACAAACACAAATGTTAAATCCAACAATTGATGGAACAAATAAACAAATTTATGGTGATTTATATGAAAATTATAATTTAGATAATTCAATGATGAGGTTTTATACAACAGCTAATAGTAGAGTTACTAATGACCAAGGTGCTTATGCTCAATGGCTTTATGGAGACATGCCTTCAGCTAAGGAAGATACAGTTGAAGGAAATATTCAAAGATTAAAAGATAATTATAGATATATTTTAATATAATTTTAGCAGACATTAAAATTGATATTTTATTTTTAATATATTTTTTCAAAATATATATATTTCATAATTTACATATTTTTATAATTTTTGGTTATATTTTTACAAAAAATATTTTTTATAATATATTATATTTATATTATAAAATGGCATATTATTCAGATTTTACATTTGGTAGTTTAAGCAGAATTGGAACAGATACATGTTGCATCGACCAAAGAACAGTTCAAGATTCACAAGCTTGCAGTTATTTATTACAAAATTATTTTTTACAAGATGGATGTATGAGCAAACCCATTGCATTTGCAACTTCACAACCATTCATTAATTATTCAGGAGCATATGGAATGGGGGTTAATGGATGCAATGTTGACGAATCTTCAAAATTATTAATTGGAACAATTCAAACAAACCCAAAAGCAAGAATTGATCTTTTTCATAGACCATTTGCTACTGTTCCTTATTTAGGCAGAGGAAGTGTTGATCCTGCACTTGAATATCAAATACAACAAGGTGAAGGTGTTACAAGTAAAAAAACAGTGACTAAATTAACTGAAAAAAATTATATGAAATATCAAACAACACCGCTCATTGGTGAACTTAAACAACAAATACAAAATCCAAATAGACTTATTGAAAGTGATGCAGCTAATTATTGGATTAGAGGAGGAGTTCCATCAAGAGAATTAACACGTGATAAAGATTATTTTAAATCGAATTAAATATGTTTATGTCATTATATAATTTATAGTATTATAATATTTACTTCATAATGAATAATATTATTTTTTCATACATTGATTTATTTGAGCATTCAATAATTTTTAAATATTGATTCCATTTTTCTTAAATTATTTTTTGAAATATAATATTTACTTATTTTTATTTAAAAAATTTAACTGGCATTTTAATAACATTTATATGGATATTTTACAAAGATTTTTTATATTTTGTCCACTTATTTGCTTTGGATATATTTCACTTGTACCAAATGTTATGTTATCTGATGGTTATCATTTTGGATATTATAAAGGTCCATTTGGTTATTCAAGTGCAGATCGTGGAATTTTAGCTTCGAAATTATTTATATTTTCAGGTATCAGCGGATTAATAAACAATAAATATTTGCCTTTAAAAGTTTCTGGAATATTTTTTTGTTTAGCCATCATTATACAATTTTCTGCTTTTATGCAAATTGGTAAATTTTATAAGAAATAAAAAATATTTTTTATGTTTTTAATATAAAAATATAAAAATATAAAAAATATATATTATTATGCCACATATTTATAATTTTAATTTTGAAGTAAAATATAATTTAATTGAATCAGAACTATTAAGAAATGCAATTGAAAATAATTCTGATGATGATTATGATGACACAAGTTACAAAGAACATTATTCAGTAAATGATGTGAAACTTATTTGTTCTGAATTGTATAAAAATGAATATTTAAAAGCATTTGATGCTACAGAATACTTAGATGATAAAATTGATAAAAAATTAAGAAGAATATATAATTTATTAATTGAAATAACTGATGTAACACAAAGAAATTATTTTAAAGAATTTATTGACGAATTATTTCAACATTATTTAGAAAAATGTTGTAGAGGAATAGAAATTAAAGAAATTGAAGATATTAATGATGTTAAATATATGTGTTTTTTATCATTATTTTCACAAGATTTATTTTATATAACTCATCAATTAATTTGTATTTTTTTTAAAAATAATGAAATTGATTTAAATATATTAAATAATCTTAAACAAAAACATTGTAACTTTAATAAATAATTTTTTATATTTTAAATATATATTTTATATAATAATATATATTTTATATAATAATGGCTTCAACAAGAAATAAAAATACTCCTGGAAATTATTGTATGGAAATGAAACAATATGAAAATTCTAAGGAATGGAATTTATATAAATACAGTTCTCATG